TTAGGAACTTTGTAAATTCTCAATGGCTTTTTCATAAAAGGAAGTAGCCTTTTTCTTATTGTCTTTAGATAGGTGACTATAGATATCCATAGTCATTGAAATTTTAGAATGGCCTAGCCGTGTTTGGATTTCTTTGTAAGGAAGTCCTGCATTGAGCAATAGACTAGCGTGGGTGTGTCGGAAAGCGTGGAAACTCAAACGAGGACATCCAGCCAGTTTTAAATGCTTTTCTAGTCTGAATCTGAGCGCTCCAGCTTCTCTATAATTGTCAAAGGTATCAGAGAACACTTTTTCAAAAGTTACCCCTATTTCCCTACCTATTTGGGATTGTCTTGCTTTATAGAGCCGAAGCATGAGTACCGTTTTGGTATCCAGTGCTATTTCTCTAATGCTACTTTTACTTTTAGGGCTAGTGATTTCCTTGAGGGTGTTTAAAGTCTTGGTAACTGAAATACTACCGTTTTGTAGGTCAATATCAGACCATTTCAAGGCTAGACACTCACGAATACGCAAACCAGTCGCTAGAAGTGTCTTATATAACACCGTATCAGAGAAATTTTTATAAGTGTTTGGCAACTGATCCAGATAATCTAAGAATTTTTTCAAATTGTCGTCATCCAGATATTTCAGTTTTTGCCCTTCTTTGGGTTTGCGCCGTGGGACGATGATATCACTAGCTGGATTTGAAGCAATGACTTGCAAGGAAACGGCATAGGATAATATGCGTTTATTTAAGGCATGGAGTTGGTTATATTGCTGATAACCTTTTCCTAGTTGATTGTAATCTATTGCCCATTGGTTTACCTGGTGTTGAATGATTGGGGGCGTCAATTTATTCAGTTTGTAGTCTCCAAAGGCTGGTAGGAGATACTTTTTTATGTTATTTTTTGCGCCTATAAGGGTGCTATGTTTGACTGTATGGCAATAATTTTCTAGCCAGAGTTCCGTCAATTCCTGATAGGTGGTAACATTAACGCTTTTTGTGACTGTTGAGCCGTTTTTTTCAAACTCTACCTTGGCTTGGATAGCCTTGCTTTTGAGCCTGTTCTTAGTTCTGTCTGAAATAGTAGTCTTGACTTTCTTACCTGTTACGGTATCGATACCAAGATAAACGCTGGAACGGTAAACTACTGATCCATCTTTCTTTTTGTACTCTGTAATCTTCATGGTTTTACTCCTTTTCCATCAGCAGGCAAGCAATTAGAAAAGGTTTTGAGTTTATATCATGCGAGGAGCTACGAGAATACCCCTATTTTCGATTTTAGGAAGTCAGACTGTAAAATGTACCAGAATAGGAAACAAGGCGGATATGGTGCTTATTATTCGCTTTTTTCTTGGTTTGTAAAATGATATTCATCTTTTTCATCTAATGGAAAGGGATATATCTGGTTTACTCCAAATGTTTCATCAGAAGAGACTAGCAAGTTAAATATTAGGACTAGATTTCTATCCTTGATTTTCATCTCTTCATCTGATACAAATTGAACAAATCTTTTAAAGCGATTTTCTTGTTTTTTGAAAAGGAGTTTATCAAATTCTTCTAAAGTTGGGAGGCTACTATTTAATGCTTGAAATGCTTCCCACTCTTTTTCAGATATCATGAGATAAGAAACTGGAACTTTAAAAAAATTTGCTATTTTTGTGGCGTTTTTAGTTCGTATAGAAGTTTCACCACTTTCCCAACGTTGTAACGTTCGCAAGTTAACGCCTAATTTTTTAGCAAGTTGATCTTGCGAAATTCCTTCTTTTTCTCTTAAATTTTTTATTCTATTCATGATTGTAACACTACCTTTCAATTATATTATAAACAATTACGGCATAAAAAGCCACAAAAATAAAAAATAAAGATTTTTTTGCTTGACAAACGGTTTTTAATGTCGTATAATACAATCAAAACAACGGCAAAAAAAGCCGTCAGAGAGGAGGGTGTAAATGCTGATAACAGTTGAAACGGCTGTAAAAGTCCGAAAAAAGCGAGCAGTGGAGCAACTCACTAAGAAAGATTTATCGGAAAAATTGGGTATCAAGTCGCAAACTTTGACTAAGGTTGAAACAGGTAACTATGATGCCCCACGTCGGATTTACCAGTCAGTTATGGATTGGTTGATTGATGATTTATGATTTTTAACATTACCTTTCACCAGTTGAAAATCAAGTAGATTATTAGAAAGGAGCGAACCAATGGACGACGATTTTAAGACAGTTACAAATGCCAAGGGATTAGAAATTCCCAAGTATTTTAAAGATTTTAAAAAGCTAGTTGAGAAAGACAGACAACTAGCCGAGTATCTTTGTATGAACTACGAGAACTTGGACAGTGAAGACCTGGGCGCATTTCTTGAAACAATAGAGCAGGGATTCAGCTGGATTCTGGATCTTATCGAAAGTAAAGACTTGCTTTATAAACCCAAGTCAGGGACAAAAGCATGAAACAAGATAACAAAAAAAGTCACTTGCTCAAATTTTGGACGAGGCGAGCAAGCGACAATATCTAGGGTATAGATATTTTTTCTATACCTTGATTATAGCATAGAAAGACAAGGTAAACAATGGGAAAACAACATCAAGCAGTAAAATTCAAAGATATTGCTGAAAAATTGTCCGAATTAGAGGGCAAAAACTTAGAAGAAATTGCTGGGGTGCTAGGCTATCGCAACTTAGACAGTTGTAAGGTTAATCTCTATAATCTCAGACAAAACAAGCGACTAGGTTTCAAAGTAGAAAAAGGAGTTTACACTAAATTCGAACTCTTGGACGATTCGGTAAAAGAGGAACTGGAAGATAAGGAGTTGTCAGACCGTGGGCGCTATTTGAAGAGCGTAGACCGCTACAAGGCAATGCTAAACGCCTTTTCTATCGCCTTTGATAGCACAGTTAAGGCAGAAACCAGACAAAAAGCAGAATACGACGGCTTGAAAGCCTTGGACAGAATACCAGATAAACATTACGCCTTACTTTATGACATGATGGAGGGTTAGGAATGGAAGCAAAAACACACTTTGCTAGATTCATGCGTAGAGGGATGGAATTAGCAAGGCAATTACATAGCAAAGAAATCCAACGTGATGAATTTGATAGAGCCTGGAAAAGATTAGGCGATCAAATCGAAAACGAAACGAAGAAAAACTAAGAAAACCGAAGAGCAGGCAAGCAATTAGAAAAGGTTTTGAAAAATGAGTGCTGACAGGGTGATTCTAAGCACTTGTTTAGCTAAAAATAAAGAAAAAAGCCCTTACGGACTTTTCATCATTCTTTATAAAAATCATCCATTGCCAGGCTCATAAAAGCCCAGATAAACAAACCAAGAATTAGATAGGCGTAGAGTGGCAGGGAAGCAAAGATAAAAGGTGAAAGAAAAATCATACCTAAAGTGTCTCCAAAATTTGTACAAATACAATATAATCCAAAAGAAAGATAAAGGATAAAGATGATAAACCAAAACCAAAATCGTTTGCGTGCTTTTTCTTTTCGAGACATTTCTTCCACCTCCCTTATATAGCCCTATTATATCCCTACCTATCCTATTTGTAAAGCGTGGGAATACCCACGAAACATCACTACAAGCGTCCGCCAACTTGGGGCAAACGCCCAGCGTTTGGAGTGATGTCAATCCTGTATAGTAAACGACAATTAAAAGGCCATCAGGGCAATTACACAAACATAGAAACAAAGGTAAAAAACATGACAGAAACAACATACGATATTATCGCTAAAAGCTTGGATAGAATTAGTATGGAATTACACCAAGCAGACGAAAACAATGATTTTTTCAGAATAGGACTCTTATCAGGACAATTAAAAGCTATCAAAGAAAATTTACACCGCTTACTTTGGATTGAACTTCCTGAATTGAATGAAAACCATAAAATCGAAGCGGTCTCTAAAAGCACTACTAGAATGTTTTTCCACCCTGGTATTTTTGAAATGGACGCTATGCGACAAGCATTCTTTAAACGCCAAGCCAAGCACTTTTTTGACAACGAAGCAGAGCAACAGGCGTATATAGAGCATGCTGAAAAGGAGTATTTAGAGGCTACTGTAACCTTAAAGGATATTCTTTTTAACTCTAAAAATGGAACTCAGAAAGCAAATAAAAGTTGTCTTATAGAGAAGTTTGAGGAGGCAATGCAATGACGCTAGACCTAGACAACATGAAACAAGCAGAATTTGATAAACGAATGGCTGAAATCAAGGAGAGACACCCTAACCTCTTCCAGTTTATTGCTGATTTTGTAGATAGAAAGGTAACACCCAAAGAGGTAGATGAGTTTTTGAAGATGGAGCGAACTGATCAAGTGGACTATATCAAGAATTACAAAGCGAGG